CATCGACGTCACCCCCGACCGCCGCGACGCAGCCCTCGTCGCCTGCCAGCTGCTCGACGACGACGAGACCAAGATCGTCAAGGTCCTCGACACCTGGCACGCCGACCACACCATCAACGACCTCGCCATCGCCGGGCAGGTCGCCAAGCGCGCCCGCGAGCTCGAGGCCCGCGTCGTCGCGTTCGACCGCTGGACCGCCGCCGGCATCGCCCAGCGGATCGCCGGCCAGTCCGTCCCTGTCGGCGACGTGTCCGGCGCCCGGTTCGCCCAGGCCTGCGACGAGCTGCTGTCCGCGATGGTCTCCAAGCGGCTCAAGCACACCGGCCAGGAGAACCTCACCGAGCAGGTCTCCTCGGCCGCCCGGAAGCAGTCCGGCGACGGCGGCTGGCGCATCGTCCGCCGCCAGTCGGCCGGCCCCGTCTGCGCCGCCGTCGCCATGGCCATGGCCGTCCACCACGCCACGCAACCGATCAGCACGCCCGAGGTCCGGTTCGGTTAGGATTCGACCGTGGGCATCCTCGATCTGTTCCGCACCCCGACCGACCTCCTCGAGGCCGGGACGGCCCTGCCCCAGTACGACGAGCCGGACCTGGTCGCCAGCCTGGCCCCCGCCTCCTGGCCGACGACCGTGTTCCGAGACGGTCGCCTGTACTCCGACCGCGGCCAGCAGTTCCTCATCAGCCGCAACGACGCCATGACCGTCCCGGCCGTCGCCCGCGCCCGCAACATCATCGCCGGCACCATCGCCAGCCTCCCCATGCGCCTGTACCGGGACACCGACGGCCAGCCCGTCAACGACCGGCCCGCCTGGGTCCGACAGCCCGACCCGATGGTCCCCCTCCAGACCACCATGGCCTGGACCATCGACAGCCTCCTGTTCCACGGGCAGGCCTACTGGCAGGTCATCGACGTCTACGCCGAGTCCGGCCGGCCGTCCAGGTTCCGCTGGATCGACCCGACCCGCATCGGCTACGACCTCGACGGCACCGGCACCGTCGTCCAGCACTACACCATCGACGGACGGCGCGTCCCCGACCGCGGACTCAACAGCCTCATCGTGTTCTCCTCGTTCGACGACGGAATCATCAAGCGCGCAGCCCGAACCGTCCGAACCGCAATAGAGCTCGAGCGGGCCGCCCTCGTCTACGCCGAGACCCCCAGCCCCGCCCTCGCCATCAAGAACACCGGCGCCGACCTGCCCTCCTCCAAGATCGACGAGCTGCTGTCCCGCTGGAAGGCCTCCCGGCAGTCCAACGCCGTCGCCTACCTCTCGGCCGCCGTCGACATCGAGAAGGTCGGGTTCTCCCCCACCGAGCTCGCCCTCAACGAGGCCCGCGACCAGACCGTCGCCGAGCTCGCCCGCGCCTGCGGCATCCCAGCCTGGTACCTCGGCGCCGACAGCGGCACCGGCATGACCTACCAGAACGTCGGGAACGCCCGCCGCGACCTGATCGACTACAGCCTCCGGCCGTACATGGACGCCGTCACCCAGCGGCTGTCCCTCGACGACGTCACCCCCCGGGGCGTCACGGCCGCCTACGACCTCGCCGAGTTCACCCGGTCCTCGCCCATCGAGCGCGCCCAGCTCGCCCAGGCGCTCATCCCCCTCGGCGTCATCACCCCCGAGGAATGGCGCGCCACCGAGGACCTCGCCCCAGGAGGGCCGCTCGCATGACCGACATCAACGTCACCTTCTCGGCCGACATCACCGCCGCCGACGAGGGCCGCCGCACCATCACCGGCCAGATCGTGCCGTTCGGCGCCTGGGGCGAGACCTCCATGGGTCCCGTCCAGTTCGCCAAGGGCGCCTTCTCCGACGTGCCCAAGGTCAAGCTGCTCCTCGAGCACGACCCCAAGCGGCCCATCGGCCGGCTCCAGCAGTCCATGCCCACCCCCGAGGGCATCAACGCCACCTTCAAGGTCGCCCGCACCGGCGCCGGCACCGACGCCCTGGTCGAGGCCGCCGACGGCCTCCGCGACGGCCTGTCGGTAGGTGCGCGCATCATCGACTTCGAGCAGACTGACGAGGGCATGGTCGTGACCGCGGCCGAGCTCTCGGAGGTCAGCCTCGTCCACACCCCCGCCTTCTCGGAGGCGGTCGTCAGCCAGGTCGCCGCATCCGCGTCGGCCGCCCCCGAACCCGACTCCCCGGAGGAGCCGAACATGGAGAACGAGACCCCCGAGGTCGAGACCGCCGAGGTGGTCGAGGCCTCCGAGCCCGTCGTCGAGGCCGCCGCCCCGACGCGCCAGTACGTCACCGTCGGCGCCCCCCGCGCCCTGGACAACATGACCCCGGGCCGCTTCGCCAAGACGCAGCTCGAGGCCGCCGCGGGTGACCGCGACGCCCAGATGATCGTCGAGGCCGCCCTGGCCGACAACACGACGACCACGGGCGCCGGCGTCGTCCCGACGCGGTTCCTCACCGAGGTCATCAGCGTCCTCGACAACAGCCGCCCGTTCGTCGACGCCATCAGCCGCGACAACCTGCCCGACGCCGGGATGGACTTCAAGATCCCGCGGGTCACCCAGAAGCCGTCCGTGGCCGAGCAGGCCGCCGAGGGCGACGAGGTCTCCTCGACCGCGTTCGAGCTCGACTACCTGACCGTCGACGTCAAGACGTTCGGTGGCGGCCAGCGCATCAGCCGGCAGCTCATCGAGCGGTCGGACCCGGCGTTCCTCGACCGGCTCATCATCGAGATGACCGCGCAGTACGCGCAGGCCACCGACCTGTACGCCTTCGGCGTCGCCACCGCGGGCGCCGGGACGTCGGACGGCGCCGACATCTACCAGTCCATCGTCAAGGGCATCGCCGACTCGTCGTCGGTCATGCGCTTCACGCCGAGCCACCTGGTTGTCCCGGCGTCCGGCTCGGGCTCGATCACGCTGGAGAAGCTGCTCCAGCAGGTCGACGGCTCCGACCGGCCGCTGTTCGCCGCCGCGCAGCCGCAGAACGCGGCCGGCAACATCACCCAGGGCTCGACCAACGGGACGGTCGCCGGGCTCCAGCTCGTCGTCGACCACAACCTCGGGACCGGCAACACCGCCGCCCGGGTGTTCCCGTCGGCCGCCGTCACGTTCTACGAGTCGGCCGGCGCCCCGGTCCAGGTCTCGGTCCAGGACGTGTCGACGCTCGAGGTCGAGGTCGCCGTGTACGGCTACGTCGCCGCCGCGGCCAAGTACCCCACGGCCGTCCGCACCCTCACCGTCACGCCGTGACCCACCGCCCCCGGGCCGTGAGCTGACTGTCGCCTCCCCCGCGCAGCTCACGGCCCGGCGGGCCCCACGGAGGCCCCCGTGTCCTACGTCAGCGTCGCCGACCTCAAGTCCGTCCTCGGCGTAGGTGACCTGTACCCCGACGCGGACCTCCAGCAGGTCCTCGACGCCTCCCAGAACGTCGTCCTGTCCATCCTGTCCCGCTACGCCTCCTCGGTCGACCAGGTCTGCTGCGTCGAGACCGGCACGATCAAGATGCGGACCACCGAGCCGCACCTGTTCTACGTCGGCCAGACGGTCCACCTCGAGGGGTTCGCCCCGTCCCAGTTCAACGGCGACGCCACCGTCACCGAGATCAGCCAGGACACGTCGGCCCTCGACCCGTCCCGGTACTGGCCGTCCCACTTCGACGCCCGCGAGCCGTACAACGTCCTCGTCGTGAGCAAGGCCCACGGGCAGACGCCGTTCACCGACGTCCGGCCCGAGATCCCGCACGCTCACGTCTACGACAAGCTCCAGCTCGACGCCTACGAGGACGTGCCCGAGGTCCTCGAGGCCTGCCTCGCCATCGCCGTCGACATGTGGCAGTCCCGCGTCGCCCCCGGCGGCACCCTCGAGGCCGCCGACTTCACCCCCGGCCCCTACCGGCTCGGCCGTAGCCTCCTGTCCCGCGTCCAGGCGCTCCTCGCCCGTCACATGGACGTCGGCAGCCTCGCCTCATGAACCTGTCCAGCGTCCGCGCCACCCTCGCCGCGGCCCTCGAGGACGCCGGCATCGACTACTCGACGTCGGCCTACCCGCCGCCCATCGTCATCCCCCCGACCGTCGTGATCGTGCCCGGGTCGCCCTGGCTCCAGCCCGAGGTCATCGGAAACCCCGCAGCGCCCCGCGTCCTCGTAACCTTCCGGCTGACCTGCTGCGTCGCGCACCTGGACAACCAGGCGGCGCTCAACCAGCTCGAGGACCTCATGTTCGGCGTCATGACCAACCTGCCCCGCGGCTGGGAGGTCTCCGACGCCGGACCGCCGTCCCTCGAGCAGGTCGGGCCCAGCGAGCTGCTCGTCGCCGACCTCCAAGTGTCCACCCTCACCAGCCCGTCCTAGGAGCCGACCATGGCAACCGTGCTTACCGGCGCTGACCTGACCCTGACCATCGACGGCTCGGCCTTCGACGCGCAGACGATCAGCACCACGTTTACCTACGCCCCCGACCAGCAGGTCCTCGAGACCCTGTCCGGCCCGGTCTACAAGACCATCACGAAGCCGTACAGCCTCGACGTGACCATGTACTCGGACTGGGGCACCACGTCGTCCCTGTGCGAGGCCCTCGCCTCGGCGGCCCTGTCGGCCCCCGACACGTCGCTGGCGTTCACCCTGGTCTACGTCGGGCCGAACGCCACGACGACGCTGGCAGGCAACGTGTTCCCGACCATCCCGCCGTTCGGTGGGGAGGGCGCGACGGCCGCGCAGACGTCGTTCACCCTCGTCGGCGACCGCAACACCGCCCCGACCGTCACGGCAGCCTGACCGCCGGGCGGCGGGCCGTGACCTCTCCTACGGCCCGCCGTCCGGCACCACCCGGGAGGCATCATGCGTAAGGCGTACATCACCTGGCACGACCCGGACGGAGAACACACCGTCGAGGTCCGTTTCTCCGACTGGATCGCATGGGAGAAGCACACCGGAAAGTCGGCCGCCAACGGCATCGAGCAGCTGACCGACCTCGCCTGGCTCGCCTGGACGGCATCCAAGCGCGACGGCGAGAAGCGTCCGTTCGACGGCTTCGTGGCCCGCATCGAAGGTTTCCCGACCGCCGCCTTCGAGGGCGCCGAGGACCCTACCCAGCCGGAAGCCTCAACCGAGCGATGATCGAGGTCGCCATCGCCACCGGAACGGCTCCCGGCGACTGGACGGACGGAAGGGCCCTGTTCACGGCCCTCGAGATTCTCGAGGAGCGCCATCGTGGCGACTGAGCGGGTCTCCTTCCGGCTCGACGACCGCGAGGTCGCCCGCATCGCCCGGGCGCTCGGACGGATGGACAAGGCCGCCTCCCAAGACCTCCGGCAGCTCTCCCGCAACATCGCCGGCGACTACGTCACCGAGCTCCGGAACGCCGCCCGCGGCACCCGCTGGTACCAGGACCAAGCTGTCAGAGTCGCCGAATCCATCAAGGTCGCCTCCGACCGGGTCCCAACCGTCCAAATCGGCGGCGCTCGACGGTTCACCACGTCCGAGGGCGACCGAACCGCCTACGGCACCCTCGTGTTCGGTTCCGAGTTCGGCTCCGTCGTAGCCCGCCAGCGCCAACGGTTCCGGCGGCCCGGACAAAGCCGCGGCGGTCTACAGTTCCCGCCACGCTCCCCCAAGCAGGGACGCGGGAACCGCGGCTGGTGGCTGTTCCCCAGGCTCAAGCGCCTCCAGCCCGACATCCTGCGCGCCTGGTTGGAGGGAGCCCGGAAGGTCGCCGACGAGTGGGGTAAGCAGTAATGGCAGCCTCCCAGACCATCCGCACCCTCAAGCTCTCGCTGCTCGCCGACACGTCCGGGTTCAACAAGAACCTCCAAAAGGGCCAGTCCGAGTTCCAGAAGTTCGCATCCGGCATCGAATCCACATCCCGGTTCGCCGTCGGCGCTCTCGGTGCGATCGGCGCCGTCGCGTTCGACTCCGTCCAGCTCGCCTCCGACCTCGCCGAAACGTCCTCCAAGGTCGAGCAGATTTTTGGCCTCGACGGACGGCGGCAGCTCGAGCGGTTCGCCGAAACCGCTAACGAGTCCCTCGGTCAGACCCGTCGGCAGGCCCTCGACGCCGCCGCAACGTTCGGCATCTTTGGGCAGGCGGCCGGCCTGTCCGGCTCCGACCTGGTCGATTTCTCGACCGACCTGACCGGCCTCGCGTCCGATCTCGCCTCGTTCAACAACACCGACGTCGACCAAGCGATCGTCGCCATCGGGGCTGCCCTGCGGGGCGAGTCCGAACCGATCCGTAACTTCGGTGTCCTGCTCAACGAGCAGACCCTTCGCAGCCGCGCCCTCGCACTCGGCCTCGTCGAGGACACCGACACCCAGCTCACACAGCAGCAGAAGGTCCTCGCCGCCCAGGCCGAAATCCTCGCCCAGACCACCACACAGCAGGGCGACTTCGAGCGGACTGCCGACGGCCTCGCCAACAAGCAGCGAATCCTCACATCCCGGTTCGAGGACTTCCGAACCGAACTCGGCGAGCAGCTGCTCCCGGTCGCCGAGGAGCTGCTGCCACGCATCGAAGGATTCCTCGGATTCCTCGAGGAGACCGACCCCGAGACCATCATCGCCGTCGGCAAGGCCATCGGCATCGTCGCCGGTGGCATCGTGGCACTCAACACGGCCCTCCGAGTGTTCT